CTCTTTTTCATCAAACTCAACATACAATACGCATGATATGTTCGTTAAACCATGATTATGAGCACCATGATATTGTCCTCTAATGTATCTCTGTGACCATAGTTGCCATTTATCTACACTATCGCAAGGGCAATCCCCTCTATATCTATCACTCAATAATTGTGTATAGTACTCTACTATCCCATTCAAGTCTGATGTAAGTATGTTTACAAAATCATCTAGGTAAGGCGATATAGTATTATATTTGTAGTAATCTGTTTGACACTCTACTACATCACAACCTTCAAAACTGATAAGTTCTAATAGTTTATCCTTTTTGGTATCCCACTTATCCACAGCAAACTTTGCTATGGGTATTGAGAATAGATTTAGAGATTGAACACTCATTTGTGTTTGTAGTTGTTACGTTGTTTTCTTCTAGGTTTGATGCCCTTGTCTTTTTTCAACTGTGCCTTTAACTTCTTTAAAAATTTCAAGTGATCTGGATAGACCAACTTTTGAATATCTTTTTTTGCTTGACGCTCTTCCTTACTCACTTACCTCTATGTCATCTATGTCTTGAAAAACTATGTTCTCAAGTTCTGCCTCTGTCCACTCTGTTAAATCATCAAGGAATAAATCATCTTGTAAAAATTCCTCATCATCAACTGTCATTTCAAATACCAATGCCTCGGCATCATCTAATCGTTGATTGTCCACTAGATATTCAATTCTTGTAGAGTAATGATTGTCCATTTTCTGTAAACACTTTGCTCTGATTTTGTCAATTTGTTGCATTGTTTTGAACTGGTTAGTTACATTATACTATAAAAAAGTATCGTTGTCTATTTTCTGTTAGATAACGATACCTGTGCCTCTCCTTTGTGGAATATAGTTTCCACAACACTATTGAGGCGACGCTCTGTACCAATACCAACATTGTTGTAAACTGGTACAAACATTTTACCAAATGGTTTGATGTAATTAGTGCCATTGATACAAGGTTTAAGTGAACCATTAGCAATCTTACTTGCATCATCTTTATGTAGTCTGATGACTCTACCAATGGTTTGTGCCATAGTAATTAGATCAAGGTTTCTCAATAGAATACAGGCAGATAGACCTGACACATTCATACCCTCTGATAGTATAGAGTGATGGAATAGTAGAAACTTCTTATCGTCATCTTTGCCCCACTTGTTCATTAAGTTGAAAAATGTTTTACGAGTGACTTTCTTGCCATTGATGATAGCACCATACTTTGATGTAATCCACATCACATTGTACTTACGAGCATGGCACTCACTTTGGAAATCTGTCCTAGTAATCAATTTGTGGATATTGGTAGTTGACTTTGCAGTAACCAACACTTTAGTCATACTGTCCTCATTGTCCAGAGCATCAAGAATCATAACTTTGTCAATCTCTTCTGTGCTCTGATAAAAACCAACTGGATACTTGACCGCCTTGACTTTTGGTGGTACGATATAACCTTTCTGTATCAACTCTGGGGCAGGGATTTCTGCGATCACTTGACCATACACCTTAGCATTGTTCATACCTCTCTCTTGTGATGTATGATGCTTAGGTGTAGCAGTGAAGTAAAACTTTCTTCTAGTGATGTAAGACCTACTCTTGACACTCTCAAAGAAGTTCTTTTGAACTGAATTGTGTGCCTCATCATAATATACTGTATCCGCTTCAACATCTGATTTGATTCTGTGAAGTGAGTGATATGTTGTAAAGATCAACTGATTCTTTGTACTGTTATGATGCCACTCTTGTATCTCTTTTGGATTAGTGGTAGTCTTATAGTTAGTCTCTCCACTATGAACATGAAGCACCTCGACATTATCAATCTGCTCGAGGAACTCTTCACATAACTGTTGAGCAAGTAGGATTCTAGGAGCAACAACCACAATAGTCTGTGGTATAGGCATACTGAATCGCCACTTAGCGTCCATAATCATACACATTGTCTTACCGCCACCTGTGGGTACAAGAACCTGACCCCACTTCTGTTGCATGATCTGAATTATATCTGTTTGGTGGTCACGAAGTTGCATGATGTATTTGTTTCAATAAACATATTATAGTATAAAAAAACCCTCTGTGTAGAGGGTGTGTGACAGTTATCCAACTGGAGGTGGAGCACTCGTGCCACCAAATTCTTGTGGTATAGCGTCCATGTCAAATTTCTTCTCTGCTTCCTTAAGTTCAAGTTTTCCTTTCAAGGCATTGACCTCTGCAATAAGTGTCTTAATATCTTCTTGTTGTTTGAACAAGGCGGCATTTACCATTGCCTCTAGTGTAGTCAATCTCTCATCAAGATTACCAATAGTCCTCATTGATGCTTGTAGTTGCTTCTTTAATCTGTCAACAGTTGTTTGTTTTGCTGCCTTCAGTGCTTCTGTATCCGCTGTTAGTGAATCGTAAACCATAATTATTCTTTTTAGTTATTTAGAGCGATGAATTTAGAGATAGATATGCAACACATAAATGAGAGCATGACTACCACATCATAAGATTTAACCTTTGCATAGAAAGGAATACTCAATAGGCAAGATGTCAAGTGTATCATTGTTCCTACTCTTACTGATAGATGTAGTATAACAAAGTATGCTACAATAACAAGTGATGAACCTAATATCCTACCTGTAGTTAGTACCTTAAGCATGATTATCTCATGTAGAGATAACCGCCTGCCCAATCGCAGTTAGCATACATATACTCACGTTGATTAATAATTCTCATATCATATCTAACGTGTTTAGCAGGTGCTTTCCATGAAGCAGGTTTGTAAACTTCTCCTGTCTTTTTGTCAACAAAAGCGTGTACCCCTGCACTCTCATATTTGCCATTTCTAAAATCATTCTGTATGATTTTGTGGTACTTCTTACCTGATGAGATAGTAAACTTGATGCACTCCTCATCATTCTCTATCTTGTTTATTCTCTCTTGTAGATACTCGTCAGTAGCACCAGACATTGCTTGATTATCCATAGCAGAGCGTAATGAATAATTCCTGTACTGTGCTTCTAGGCATCTGCATAATTCTTCTGTCCATCTGAGAACAGTAACTTTCTGTTTTGATTCAATTAATGATGCCATGATTTATAATGTTTGTTGTAAAAAGAGAAAGGAAAGGTAACAAACATAAAACCTTTCCCTTCAATAAGGAGGAGCGAGTCAAGAGGTGCTTCACTCAACTTAGACCTAAGTTCGACTTAAATGCGACTTAACGCAACCTTGAAGGTGTGAGTACTAACTCAACTCCTCATATACTTATAATACTGTGTAGTCGGTATCAATGCAATCGGTAGTGTGCCACTTCTTAGACTGTCCACTTCTGGACTTCCAAAAAAGATAACCCAAACCAAAACCTAGACCAACCTTAGATACAGTGCTCACACTATCGCCCATCTGATTCAGGGCAGGCCTCATTCCTTGATTGTGCATTGAGTACGGTTTCTTGCCTAGTCTATCCATAGTATTATAATTGGGTGCGAGAAACAAAAATACGGACTTACGTTCAATGACTTCCCTTATCCTTTCGGAGATAGTTAGGACTTGCACCTAACCCATTGGATGCCGATTTTGTTTCCCTGTACTCATTATGGCACTATATTATTTGATTGTCAAGTATTAATCTCCCTTAAAATCAAATGCCTTTTTTCTCTCTTCCTGACTCAAGTTTACACATCGCCAACCATAATCCCCATTTGTAATTATTGTGGGCATTATATTCATTGATAATGTTATTCTACCCTCTCCCTCGTTATGTTTGTATCCATGTATGATCTGTGCAGGGAATATTATTAACTCGCCTTCCTTGACGACTATTTGTTCATCTTGATTGTGTTCAGTATATTTTTTCCTGAGTACCTGTAGAGAAGGCATCATAGGAAAATATAAACTCTCATCTTTTGAGAAGTGTGTATTGACATGATCCTTTTCTGGATCAAAGTTCACATAATATATTGCTGAGTATAAACAATTAGCGTGTTGATGTGGGTGCTGATACCCGCCTTTACCTGATATATTAATCCAACTATCTGTTACTTGTACTGCCTCCTGTATATAATGTCCTTGAATCTCTTTACCATAGTGTTCTGCTTGTTGTTCACACCAGTTTCTAAACCTACCAAATTTGGCATCGTTCTGTAATATAGAATAATGACCAACGTGTTTTAATTCTTTTGAGTTAGTATTATATGATAACTGATTTAACTTCTGTTCTTCTATCTCTGTTAGTATATTTTCCTTTACCTTATCATGAAATGGGCAAGGTATGATAGCAACAGGTGTTGGTAATATGTTTACTACTTCCATATTATAATAGAGGATAATCCCATAGTTTACCTGACCTAAACGTAGTCATGGCAGTGTGTCTCTCATCTTTTGTTAGTGGTTCAATTCTAACATCATTGATATATCTAGGCATCAAATTACTTGATACTGTTATTCTATTGTTTGCATAGTTAGTTGTATATCCATGGCAAGTATTAGCAGGCCACAACAATAATGAACCCTCAACTCCTATAACTTCATTGATATAATTATACTTTGTTTCCTTTTGATTTGTCAACATATATGCAAAATAATCAGGAAAATTCATACTGTTATTAGGACGATAAAAATATGTTGGCGAGTGTGATTCATCATCAAAGTTCACATAATATAGGGCACAAATGACGGCATTTATATGGAAATGAGGCGATTGTTTGCCTCCAGAATCACACACATTTAACCAACTATCTGTCAATAAGAAATCTGATGTATCATAACCTAGTATGTCCTGTGCATATATCTCTGCCTGTTTCTGTATCCACTCTCTAAAATCTTTATACTTATCACTTGATAGAGGTGAATAGTAATCAAAATGTTCTAGTCCTTTGGCGTGTGCATCTACCTTTTGAAATTGGTATGTCTTACCATGACTATTGATCTCATCAATAAGTAATGACTTTACTGTCTCATGTTCTGGGTACATCACTGCCCCCAACTTCAATGGCAATACGTCAACTGTCCTCATTAAACCAGTGCCCCTCGCCCCATATTTGTTTTATAAAATCATCAGGCAACAAATCTTTTGGTGCAGGCGATGTATTAAAACTCACTGTAATTCTATCTTCATCTGTATTATTGACTCTACTTCCATGTTCTAACCATGAAGGAAATAAGTATAGATGATCTTCTTTAATTGGTATGTCCATTTCATATACACCATAACGAGTAGGTTGTATGTTATGAATACACATCATATATGGTTGTAGTGGCGATACCACAAAAAACTTACCAAAGTCTCCCTCTGGTAGTTGGCAATAAAAAGCACCACTTACGACACTAGACTCATGGCGATGTCTCGCTGTGTATCCGCCTTTAGGTAGTTTATTGTACCACGCACCACTAATAATTGAAGGATAATTTCCTATCTTACCATTATAGTCATCAAGACACTGATGAAAAACATTGAGAAAGTCAACACTACCCTCATCTTGCAAGGGGTCCCAACCACCATGACTACTCACACCATTCACTGCTAAAGAATGTACTGATGTTTCTCCTTTTTCTTTTATATGATTCTTGAAAAACTCTAATCCAGGCGCTGTCCTAAGATCATACTCTTCTAATAATGTCGGAAATAAATCCATATCAATTCCACTTACAATAGTCTATGTTGAGAACAACTCTTAAATCTGTATCAGTACATGACGTGCCTGCATGAAGTAAATCTCCTGAGAATATCACTGCCCTATTCTCTTGTGATTGTACCTTTTGTCCGTCCTCAAAATATGTATATCCATTGTTATCATTGAAATATAACACACATATATGATAGTCTGGTATGTCAGTAAACTTACCTTTATCATCTTGGGGACCTGATACATCAACGTGTAATGGTTTCTCTTCTATATTTGTTGTTCGAGGTGTGGCATTAAACTTAACCCTATGTAAAGCAAATGGATTAAGTGATGCAAACACTGGTTTAATTATACCATAAACATCTGATATTGGTTCAGAATCTATGTAACAGGCATGAGAAAATTGTGGGCAACCATCGCCCTCCATAACAGAGGTAGGAGAATAGTACCAAGGCATACGCCCACCAAAGATATACTCTCTGATGGGCGTAAAAACCTCTGTAGGTAAGAAGTTATCGTAAACTTCTATCATACTTGTATGAATCCATAGGTACGAATCTGATTGTTCTCTCAACTTGTATGCCATCTACCTCGGGCATATTCATATGTTCAAAGAAATCAGTGAATCTGTTATACATTTTTGCACCCTCTGTTCTGTTCCATGATTTTTCTGCCTCATCACTTGGGTGGTGTATAACGATAACAATATGTGGTTTAGCAGGGTTCAAATTGATATGAGTGATAAACTCGGTATCAAGTTTGTTTGTGTGACCTGATGAAGCAGAATATACTAATGTATTACTGTCTCTTAGATCATCACACTTGGCACTTATGATTGTCTTATTAGATTTTAGTTCCCAATTAATGCGAACCTTACCCTCAAGACGATTCTTTTCAGTAATATACTGAGACTTCGCCATTTTCTTGATACTGTTCTGTTCGTTCTTAGTTCTAACCAACAGACCCTCTAGAATTGAAAGGCATCTTGCTGAATCAAAGTCAAACTTTGGGTCTGCAAGTTTGTTCTTAACCAGAGTCTTTACAATATCCTTCTTACTATTTGATGTCTTGTGCTTCTCATCTTCCTTGTTAGCAAGTTTAGATAAGTAATCAATCTCAAGATCAGATAGAGTTTTACCAATATCGTCAGGTAAAATTGCAACTGGTATATCAATTACCTTAGCACACTCTGATGCAGCAGTGAGAGTATGGTTTCCGTTGTTTAACTCTCCAAGTATGATGAATATAGGATCGCAGTTGTCTGTGTTACCGCCATTTGCCTCGATCAATCCTTTGATCTTACGAACTGACTTATGATCTAGTTCATCTGCTCTACCTTGAAATCTTGGTACATCAACCCAATCTTCAATAGGTTTCTTACCTACATTGAACTCTCCTTTTCTTCTTCTAGAATCAATGTCAACACATTTCTGTATGTCTAGTGACTTGTGTGAGAATGAAGGCGAACCATTACTCTGATTGTAATAGTTTGGATTGTTTCTCGCATCTACCTCAGAGAGGATTGCGTGTTCAGCGTCTTGCATTTGTTTGTATGTTCCGTATTGTAGTATTTTGAATATTAAAACAGGTTCTGACCCTGCCATTACCTTTCTAAAC